TACTGCATCTCCAAAAGGGGATCCTGGCCTGAGTGCCTTAAACAAAACTCCGAAGGCGTCTCCGAATGCGGTTGCCAGTCCAGTGTTGTTAAAGATAGAAGTAAAGAGCATTCTTATTTTTTCTGTAAGAGTTACTGTTGATTTAACCATCTTATTATATGCCTTCGTATCTTTCTCTTTTTCTTTCGCCTCTTTTCGTGCTTGTCGCGCTGCCCGACCAGACGAATTCATCATTTGTGCCAGTTGTTGCTCATCCATTCCCATCTGTTCTGCGACAGCCTTTCTTTCAAACCTTTCCATTTGATCGAAATTCTTGCCTGCCATATCAAGAGAACTCTTTAGGGCCTGGACTCTCTCCGCCTCGTTCATGTTCATCATCTCTAGGGTATTCAAATAATCTCCCCCAAGAAGCGCATTTAGATTACCGACGGAGCCGGCTGCCGAGTCAAATGTATCAAACTTTGAGGCGACGCCTAAGAGAGTATCCATTGCCAATCCGCTGGCCATGGCTGTTGCTTCCAGATCCTTAAAGACAGACATCATATTAGGGCCGTGAGCCATCAATGTTTTGGAAGCGGAAATAAAATCACTGGCTAACGCATCAGGCGTCTTACCAAAGGCTGCAGCGGAAGCGGCTAGCCCTTTCCATACTTTATCGCCTTCGTCAGCTGTCATCCCCATTGCGTTAGTTAGTGTGGTCATCCCTTGGCCAGTTGTGGATGCACCAATGCCAACTCTCTCTAGTTCGGCTGCGGTACCAATGAGTGCTGATTTGGCTTTCGTGGACAAGGATGTGAATGTTGTGAAAGAACTACCCAATCCTTTTGCCGCGGCAGTCGCTTGTTGGATATCGACTCCCATTCCGAAGTTGATTGCCCTTCCCGTAGCTTTGGCACTGGCGCCTGCATCGCCTAGTGTGGCATTTAGCGACGACAGCTGCTCATCAAAGAGAGTAAATCGCTCAGTCGTTTCTTTCCATATTGCGCCGGCGATGCTAGACACGATATTAGTAAAGCTGAAAGCTTCGAAGAAACTATCTTTCAGATTTCTCCCCATCACAGCCAAAGCAGAAATAGGATCCGACATTTTTGATATCTGTCTATACGACGTAATGAGACTTCCTGCCATTCTGCCGGCATTTGACGCACTAAGTCCGAGACTGGTACCGATACTGTCAACCAGTCCATTGGTTGCCTCTAAGCCCTTTGCCTGCGCAGTATAAAGCTTCTCTTGCTTGACACCCTGTGCCAGGTTTTTTGCGTTTGCTTTGTATTGTTTTGTCAGATGTCTTTGAAGTTTTTCATCTTTTTCTGCTGCTCTTTCACCACTTGCGACTTCTTCTTTAGACAGCTTTGACATCAATTGATATTGCTCTTGCTGTACTTTGAGGATATCTTGTTCAATTTTTAGAAGCTGTTTTGCTTTGTCGTACCTATTCTCACTATCGATATATTTCTTCAATTCATCTAGAAGTGCCAGGTCTTCTATCGTCTTCTTTACCGCTGGATCGTCTTTAAAGTTCGTTGCCATTCTTTTTTACCCCATGTCCCCTAGCTTTTGAATGGCCACTTTAAGCCAGTAGTTCTCTGAAATTGGGCGACAGACTTATCTAAGAGTGTCTTGTTTTTATATGTTGCGGGATTGTCTAATCCGTTGTCTTTCCACGAAGAGAGATAGTTCTTCTCTTTTGAAAGAACGTCTGCAAAACTTTTGATCTCCGACTCACTTCCCTTGATCTTTAATGGCAAGAGACTGCCCCTATATAGAGACGGCATGATCCAGCGCAGGAGTCCGCCAAACATAAGCCACCATCCCTCGTCCAGCTTACCCTGTTGATCTCTCGCCTTGGAAAAGTCAATAACCATCGTGCTTAAATCTTTGTCGTTCTTAACCATTGAAAAAACCTCCGCTATTATTAAATAGTATAATTTAAAAAATAAAAGAGCACCATGGATGCTCTTTTATTGTTTCCTACTTTCTATTATTGGCTTCATTCTCCATCTCTAGTTGCTTGACTAGTCGTTTGGTGAACCATACCCTCAATTGGACTGGAAGATTGTACGCCTCAAATAAGCTCCACCCACCATAATATTTAAGGGAGTGAAACTGTTCATAAACTTGTTCCATATACTCAGGCGTCAGGCCAAAAAAACCGAGGTGTGATAGGTACCTCTAAATCCTGTTCGTGGTCACATGTGGTGCAGACGAACTCCTGCCTTAAATCAATATTTGGTGTTAACTTCTTAAACGCTTTGCGTAGAAATCTGGAATCAGATGCTGGCATAGAACTAATAAAGCTCTCTTTCTCTAAGGGATTTGAAACTCCGTTTACAGAAACCACCACCCTCTTGAAGTGTTCTGTCAGTGCATTCTCTGGTAATTTTTTCTTTCTTCGCATTTCTGCTGCGCGAGTAATGTCTTGCTCATCTTTACCATTCAGCAGTCTCACTTCGACAACCATGCCGGACTTAGGTAACGTAACGAGATATGTCGCTCCGCCGCCATATTCCAGGCCGGCTCCCAAGTCAGCATCTCCACTCTCCAGATCAACTGGGCCTTTGTTTGGACACTCACTTAGATCAAAACTGTGATCTTTGTCTTCGTAACCACACAGTGGGCACGAAACCGTTGTCTCATATAGTGCCCCGTAAGCACTAATCCGTGCGGCAACCAAAAGAGCATTTCTATCTCCAACCAATAACTCTTCTGTCTTAATTGATTTGTTTACAATCAGACTTCGAAGTAGGCGATCAAATAGAATCCCTTTTTTAAGGAAGGATTCTGTTGTAAGAATGTCTTCCTCTCTAGCTGTCATCTCTTTAATCTCTACCTCTCCCACTCCATGGAGAGAGCTGCCTTCTGGATAAAAGTTTCCTTTAGACGGTAGTTCAACTATCTCTGTGGGGACAACATACGATAACTGATTAGAGTTAGGTGCTGGATTTGATATAGCATCAATCACAGCCGGAGCTTCCCCGGATTGCTGTGCACCGGGCGCAGGCATTCCGAGACGGTCCTCGTTGCTTCTTCTTGTCATTAAAACCTCTCTTTTTTATCTTCGGTGAATTGGGAAATTAGGGATTAAAAGTCTCCAATTCAAACCAATCATATCTGATGGACATATTGATCGTCATTAAATCTTCGGTGTCGTATGAAAGATCACCGCCGAAATTAACTTTAGATATCCATGGATTTCTAAGTATCGTACGCTCAATAGTGTTTCCATCACCATCTAACATTACGATAACAGCGTTGTTCATGGCGCCTGTGGCCAATCTTTTGCTGATTGTGCTGGCCATGGTAGAATCAGCACCAACTGCATCTGTAATGGAACTGGGGAGCTGATACCCAGAATCTTGAACCAATTTGTATAACTGTTCTGTCGCATGAGGATTTGCTGGATCCACAAGTTCGATGTCGATGGCGTTATACTCTACGCTACCAGGATAGTAGAACGTATGGTTGAGAAACTTGTGTGTACCCTCGTTGATAGTCATCTCCGGCTTATTAACTTTTTTACATATGTAAGTGATGTTCTCGGATAATCCGGCAACACCCAATTCGAGTATCCATCTAAATGATCTTTTAGGATCTGCTACTTGTGCGTCTTTCCAAAATGGCATTGTTTAATTTCTCCTGTTCTCTCCAGTATACTATAAATAGTATTCGTTTTTAAATTTAATCCTCAAAACCTGCTCCTGTTTTTGTAATAACAAAATCAAGTGCAATAAACTCAATGGCCCGGGCAGGTTTCAAGAAAATCTTAGCATATAAGATGTTTCTATCAATCAAATCCGGCGTCGTAGTGGTCTGATCTAGTATCACCTTATAATCTGTCAACCCCAGTCTTGTCTGGATGCTTCCCAAGAAAGGATTAACTTGACCTAAGAATCTGTTCCACGTAGCGTTGACGTTTTGCTCAAACAACAGTGTAGCAGAAATTCTAGATATCTCACGTTTAACATAAATCATCAATCTACGCACGTTAATTCTATCCAACGCAGACTGTGTGATTTGAAGTGTCTTCTGACCAAAGATTACAATTCCTTCCGCTGGGAACTGAGCAATCGGATTAATGTTCGCATTGTAGAGATCATCTCTTTCTTTGGAATTTAATCTTGATCGCACATTTGTAACCGGAAGTCCTGCGCTGCCTTCAGTTAGTCCGCCGCGAGTAAAGCCGGCAGGAGCAAACCACAATTCAGAAGATGCCTGGCTACTAGCAAGAGTTCCGAGAACCACAACACTAGGTGGCGTCCATAAAGAGCCTCCAGTGGTAACGGTATCTGTCACTTGAACCCAAGGATAATAAGTACATCCATAACTATTATTGATATTTCGATTATCCAATAGGTCAATTGTGTTTTGTACAGTACCAATTCGGGCTGAGTCAGATAGAGACGCATCCTCACCTGGTGGAGTATATTCTCCAGGAAGGTCAACGATGGCCAATGCATCTGCGCGAGCCTCACACACGTCCAGCAATTTGCTAGTAAGATTTGTATTCGTCAGTCCTGGAATGGTCATCATATTACATTCTACCACATCAGCGTCGGACACAGTGTCAATCGCACGGTCGTATGTAGCATATTCATAGCTAGAAATTGCGCCTAGGCCGGTCATTGCTGTATTTCTGAAAGGCTCTTTCTCAAGAATGTTAATCCCCTCAAACCCTTCACTTATAACGGTTGTAAATTGTTGGAATCCTTCTGTGAGAACAGACTGATACGAGCCGGATGCCGTAAACGAATCACCCGTTGCGCGTGAGCCAGACACCCAGGCAGCGGTCGCACCGTTAGTGGCCGAACCAGTCGTCAAATCATCCAAAGAGAATATCCAAGAATATTCCAAAGAATCAGGAATCGTAGTGAAGATACCAGTGCCGTCAGGCTTACGTCGCAACATGTCTCTGATGCTAGCTTCAACACGGTTGCTAGCTACCCTATTACTAGTTGCTCCGAAGTAAGCATTTTTCTGATCGGTAATTATACCTTCATTACTAAGTGTTCTAGTCGGAACAGATGGAAACTCAAAACTTGCAGTAAATGGTACATTACCGGCGTTTATGAAGTGGGTGCTGGCAAGTGAGTCCGGAATATCACCGTTCCCTAGCGCATATGCCACTCCAGAATCGACGCCCGTGTCCACGCCTAAAGCGGCTGGGCCGGTTCCGCCACTAATGGCAGTAAATCCCTTCCACCTAGTTGGTCCGTAAACCCCAAATGGTAAGAATTTAGCATCTCCGCTAGAATCTCTAACTGAAGCATCTACCTCTACACGTATATAACGAGATTGATTTACATAGTCGCCGTAGCTTACGTATCTCTTGTCGCCGCTATCCCACTCAGTATAGGAATCTCCTATCCGGCGCGCAATATAGTTTGGAGAATTTGGATTTAAATTAACGTCACTATAAGTTTCTACGGGCCTAGGGTTATTATCACTATCTGACATTCCACGGATTGAGACGCTAAAATATCCATAAGGATTTGCGACATTGTTTGATGGAGTGATGTTGGTGATGGATATCTTCAAATTGTTTTGTTGCCATTCACCTCCACCCAGACCTTGAAATCTAAAAAGCTTCTGCATGTTCAATGCGTTATAAGATGAGGCATCTCCCAAATCTTGAGAGAAGAACCATCCCGTAAGAGAATCTTCAAGAGGGGTGTGTTGGATGTGTTGGTCAACACTTCCTGATGCTAGACCTAAAATGGTAGCATATCCAGTGAGGCCGGCAGTACCGATGCCTCCAGACATATCTGTTACACTTCGCTCGAAGGACTCTCCGAGAAAGTATGTCTTTGATGCGCCGGTCGGATTGACTTTGGTATCGTTGTTACAAAGCGCTGGATTAGTGTTAAAGACATTCCGGATAAACAATTTACTGTTTTCATCAAAATTAAAAACTACCTTTTCTAAGACTGCGCCGGTCTCATCTTTAACTTCAGCGGTGAACTGATCAGAATCTGCGGAACTAAACAATCCGGCAGTGCCTGTTGCCAGGGTACCATCAACTAAGGTTCCGCTTAAGCCAACCGATCCGGTTCGAGCATAGAAAATTGCAGCAAGAGTTCCAGTGAATTCACCAGTTGATCCACTGTTGCCCATAAACAATCCGAAAGCTCCGCCTTTTGCTGCGGAGGTCATTGCGGTGGCGGTTTCGCCAAAACTAGAAACTTCCCAGCCGGCTTTGCCGCCTTTGGTGGTTGCTTGTGAATCTTGAATTCCGGCCAATCTCACAAAGATGAGAGGACTCTGATTTCGTAAGTAAGCTTGAGCGGCATAAGTCGCATAAGATGGGGAAGAAACGTTAGGGCCTGCGCGCCATACATCTGCTGCGCCTCCACCGTAAATGGGGTCGCCGAAAGTCTCAACAAATTCCGCAAAAGAATTTATCTGAACTGGACGCATTGATGGACCTTTGATCGATCTTCCTATAACTACTGGTCCTACACCTCTGGGGAGTGCGGGTAATTGCGAATTATCTATCTCAGAGACAAACACTCCAGGGGATACAAACTTAAATTTATTTACTGACATAATGCGGTGCTCTCCTTATTAAAATCCTAATACGAAACCGGGTTTTTCCTTCTTGTAAATAGTTTTATAAAATAGCAAATGCTATTTTATTCTATAGAGAAAATCACAAAGGAAGATACTTACCATCTAGCCATGGGGGAGTATCACCCAGAATGACTCTCTCACGAGGAAGTTTCACTACAACGGAGTTTTCTCTTTCTATGATTTGTGGTGATTTTTGGTTGTCTGCTCCGCCTATGAGATATCCTAAAACTTTAATCTCGACAGCTGTCTGGTACATGCGCTCGTCTTCAGACATATCTGCCACACTATCCTCCTGACCGTAAGATGATAACATAAATCCTTCGTATCTATGACCTTTTTCTCTCATTATAAAAGCATTAATACCACCAGTGGCAACCATAAAGGGTTGTGATAACTCATTTATCTGTTGCTGATATTCAGCCCTTAACATAATCTTGTATTGAACCGAAACATACACTGGCATCGGAATCGAACGATAGGTATAAACTACCTTGTTGTTCTTCTTCTTCACCTTAAAATTTATTTGTCCATAATCCTTTTTAGCATCTGCATTCTGGAAGTTTTTAGTTTTAGTTTGGTTAATCATCCTGTCAAAACTAACGGAACCTCCCCTAGCATCATTTACTGGAAAGACATTGGATTGTAATGATCCCTTGAATGATAGATCTTTCTCTATTGAAGTCCTCTCGACCGTGATAAGCGGGAGAATGAGTGCGCCTTCCTTATCTCGCAGACCCTTATCTCTTTTAGACTGAAATGCGCGCTCGGCTGAAGTCCAAATGACAGGTACCTTTTCCCACCCTCGATTTGAGTTGGAGAAGACATTTAATTTTTCATTAATCCAATTAAACATTGCTAAATCAATGTTCTCCAAGTTGGATGGTTGTAGATTAATAATAGTTTCTTTGTCTGCCATCTCTTCTCCTCCTTTCCTATGTTGTGCTAAAAAATGGGCTTGGATACCAAACACAGTTTTCATTAAAATACCATTTATTTGAAATAGTAAACGCTCCAACTGGAGCTGGGCCAGCTGCGGTCAAATAGAATTGATACCCTTCATAGTTACATGGTTCCGAGGTGAATTCCTCTAAGGTTCTGTAATCCAGAGAGTCAATATCTGCGCCGGAGAGTTTCGGAATACATATCTTACAATCATCTGGGATAGTAAGTACGCATACGTTTTCTACACGGTCTTGTGACAGTTGATATTTGGTAATAGAGACTTCCGGAAGGGGCGCCTCTTCAAATACACCATCTCTGGCGCGAATACACTTTGCAGCAATTTCCATCTGATGATCTATTTGTCCAAACAGTGGCTGTGGTTCATTCAGTGAAATAATTTCATA